GTTCAATCCGGGAAACATCGCCCATCAGTTCTACTATCCGATGGGAAACCTCGTCGGGTTTTCTGGAGTGCTCGCGGCGCGGTGATACGACCAGTCGTCGGACACTCGCGGATCGTCGTTGTGGCTTTCCCCTTGTAGAGAGGAGACAAAGCTCGGCGTTCGCCCTTGTCCAGTATCCCATGCCGGTGAAGAAGTCCTCGGCAGTCCACAGCGTAGACGGCGCTTTTTTGTTTAGCTTTGCCCAGACAAACGCGATAGTTTTGTAAGTAAACCCCCATTTTTGAATTAAATCAAGGGCTTGCGGAAGCATAGGGTCCGTGGTCCATAGAAAGAGAGCACAGTCTTCTTCTGCCAGATCCGCGACAGGGAGATCACGGATCTGTTGCAGGGTCATACAAGCATAGTGGTTTTCGGCAGAACGCCCTTTGCCTTGCTCACTCCAGGTACGGAAGGTCCATGGAGGGTCGGCATAGATAACTTTAAACTTACTGGTCGAAGAAAACACTCGCGGCCATTACTCGTTGGGACCTACCGGAATTTCCGGGGCGACGTAGTCCGGTGTCGATGATATGGCGGCGATCAAGCAATCTTCTGTAGCGAGCGGTCACACTGGAATACGACAAATGAGGAAGCCGTTCGCGTACCTCGTCGCTAATGCAGCCTCTTTCCCCAAAACCAAAAATAACCTTGTAAACTAATTTTTCAAGGCGGCTTGGGTCTATGGAATAAGCCGCATCCATGGAGGTATCTGGTCCGTCGCTACGGTGAAGCGTGTGTGGATCTGTTAAATTTGACATAAGCTGGGTTCCCTTTTTGTCAGAGACAAATTAAAACTTATCCGGAGAAAATGGTGACAAGGATGACCAACGTGTAAAACAGGGTCATGGCTATCACAGGAGTCATAACGGGTCCCCCAAGGCTTGGATGCCTTTTTTCAGGCGGGTCACTTCCTCTTGCAGACGCAAAATCCGGGACCGGCTCTGGTCGTTTTCCTGCATGATTTTTGAGGCGAGGACGCCCAACTGGTAGAGCGTAGCCTCTAGCTCGGTCCCCGATTTTCCCCTCTTTGTCAGGAATACTTCGCACGGGTTTCCAAAGTCCGGGTCAAAGCCCACTGTGACAGCCAGTTCAAAGCCGTCACCGCTCACCTCATCCGTTATGCTGGGTCGCCTGTTCGGAGGATCGCTCATTGGTTTTATCCGCATGTTCCAAAAGATGAGTGAACTCACCGGAGATGGTACGGTGATTTTTCACAGCACGACGTTTGAGTTTCTTGTAGGTGGGTATGCTAACAACCACACTCTTCCATTTCGCGACATTCATTTAATTAATTCCTTTCATACGCGACATTACGAGATTTAACCGAATAAATCAAGTCTCTTTCAGGTTCCCCCAGTCAGGGCCAAGGGCCGCGTCGGTGGGACACGGGACCTGTAACTCCACGCAGTTCTCCATGATTTCCTGTATCCCTCTGGCTTCCTCCCGGTCCTTGACAGAGAGAGCAAGCTCATCGTGGATCTGGATTAGCGGGACCTTGCCTGTTTTATAAATTTCTACCATGGCCCTCTTTGTAAAATCACTTGCGCTTGCTTGAATCAGGCGGTTCAAACTTTTATAGGTGTAGGCCCGTTTGATGTTGTTTCCATATTCAATGACGGCTTGTTCCTTTGGTAGGGCCTTAGAGGTGACGAACAGGTTTGGTTCCCAGAGGTTGAAGCGGCACTTCCTTCCAAGCAACGAGCGAACGAAGCCGCTTCCCAGGGGGCCTCCTACACGGCGCTGGACCGTGTCCATTAGTTCCTTCACGAAGGGCACTTGCTGGTGGTACTGCTGGATCAGATGTTTTGCTTCCTCCGGTGTCACGTCCAGTTGCTCGGCAAGCTTGGTTTGGCCCATTCCATACATAAGGGCTAGGTTGATTGTTTTGGCTTGTTTCCTTGGGATCTTGGCAATGTCGGCTACCATCTGGTGAAAGTCGGTTTTTGGATCATCCCTGTAGGCTTGCACAAACAAATCAGACCCGGTTAGTCCCCGCTTGCCAGTGAGGCTGGCATAGTGGACAAGGATGCGGGGTTCTTGCTGCGAGTAATCCAGACTGGCCCAGCGCTCATTTTCTTCTGGAAGGAACAGCCCTCGAATAGCTTCTGCGAAGCGTGGGTTTCGGGCAGGGATCTGCTGTAGGTTAGGGTTCGCCATGGACAATCGACCAGTCACGGTCCCTCCTCCTTCGGAGCGCAACTGATTGATGTGCCCATGGATACGTCCCTTCTCCGCGTAGCGAAAAATGGACGAGAGAAAAGTGTTTCCTATTTTGTCGGTCTCCCTCGCTTCAGCAATTTGCTGGGCAACAGGGTGGGGATGGTTCTGGAGGAAGTTCTTGGTGAAGGAGGGAAGGCCCGTTTTTGTTCTGCCGTAGGGAATGTTGTAAAAGTCGAACACTTTCGCCACACTCGCTGCGGCCCACAGTTCACAACTCACACCGGTCTCTTTTTTAATCTTGGAAAGGATGACTTTGGTCTCGCGCAAAAGTTTCTGCTTTAATTTCTCCGCCCTGTCCAGATCAATCCGGACGCCGTTCCAAGTCATGTCTATACAGAGGGGCAGTACTTCTGATTCGAGATCAAAGATCTGCCATAAGTCTTCCTGCGAAAGGAGTGCCTTGAAATGTTGCCAGAGGTCGAGTGTGAGTCTGGCATCTGCCTCTGCGTACTCTCCCACATAAGCGGCAGGGAGCTTGTACATCTCGGCTTTAGGATCAACGCCAAATTCCGCCGCCGCTTCCCGGAGTGCCGCTTCCGATTTCATCTCACCAAGATAGTCGTAACACACAGAATTGAGGGAGTAGTAGCGTCTGTTCTCGTCAATCAAAGGAGCGGCGAGCATGGTGTCAATCAAGCGTCCCTCCATTTCAATTCCCATGCGGCGCAGCCAGCCAACATCGTAAGCGGCATTGTGGAAAATCTTGTCGGCAGGGTACTTCGCGATCTCTCGCGTGAACCATTTCTTGATGTGGCCCTTGTCAAGGTTTCCTCCGCCCTCATGGCCGAATGGGAAATAAGAATTGAAGCCCTCGTAAGCTATTGCAATCCCTACCACATTGCCGTTACCGGTAGGCCACCCAGGTCCGTGGGAGCGGAGCCGGGGATCTTTGGTCTCCAAGTCAATTGCGATTTCCTTGATCCCGTCAGGAGTACTCGGCAACACCTCGACCGGGACCCATTCGGTCTTCACGCCGAACTTTGGTTTCTTTAAATTTTCTTTCATCTAATGGTCCACTGGGTAGAGGGGGTATTCTTTTTTGGGCCGTTGGGCAGAAGGCTTGGATTGCAGCAGCTTGACAAGCCGCCGGATGTACCACTCCGCTTTTTGCACATCTACTATGGGGGCGTTACCTTCTTTGAAACGGTAGCGTACTAAGTATTTAATTGCGTTGCCGACGAGAACGGCTTCATCACCGGGAAGGTCACGGACCACGTCCATGATCGTATCAATCGTTTCCAGTTTGGCACGTTGGTAGTGCGCGGGGGAGATAAGGTCGGTCATAGCTGCCATCCTCTCTGCCAGTTTTCAGGCATCTTCAGAACTAGGTTTTCTTTGGTGCGGGTGATGCCTGTGTAGAGGACACGATAGGCGTCATCAGGGTTCCTCGCCATTTCCTCAAGGGCTTTGCCGGACAGGTCGAGCATGAGGTAGACGTTGTCGGCCTCTCCTCCTTTGGCTCCGTGGATCGTGGAGAGTTTTATTTTCGGCTTTGAGTTCAGATCAACGCCCTTGTTTAAAAGTGTGGAAGCGTAGGCTCGGTCTTCCGGTTTGATACGGTCGAGCACTTCTTCCCATGTACCGTTTGCTTCCAAGCCAAAGTGCTCATGCAAGAGTCCTAACGTAAAGACATCCTGTTCATGTGCGGATTTCAAAAGGCTCTTGGCACCACGCTGCAACCGCCCGTCTTCACTGGTTATGTGCGCGTAAAGGTTTTGTGCTTCTGTCAAACTAATCTCACGATTTTGACCGGTAGTGAGATAGGTCCATGAAGCAATGGCGGTGCGAACCTTTTTGGATAGGGAGGGAGAATTGAAACGTTCAAAAAAGTAACCCTGTGTTTTAAGATAGGCACCAATGTCGTTGAGCATGTAGTTTGCTTGGGCCAGTATAAGCCATTGATCCGTAAAGTCTATTCCGTAGTGGTCGTGAACGAATCGTGTACTGCCCGTGGCGTCTCGCGGGGACCACTCCTTCTTTTGCCTTTTCCGTATGCGGCTGGAGACCCGGTCTGCAAGTGTCCAGACAGAGCGGGGGATGCGGTGTGACTGCGTAAGCACTTCGCTTGCACCTTCGAGCTTTATGAATCTTGTGACTTCAGCTCCGGTGAACCCGAAGATGCCTTGGTCATCGTCTCCCGCGATATAGAATTTTTCTGCCTTGTCGTCCAATAGGTGTGCGACTTTCCATTGCAACGCCGTCAAGTCTTGCGCTTCATCCAGAAACACAACCTTCAGTTGCGGGATTACGGCTTCGTTTTCAGCGAGGCCGACCAGCATGTCGGTAAAGTCTCGAAGACCGTTTTGCTTTTTGAATTTCTCGTATTCGGAGAAGATGTGTTTGAAATGATAAGAAGTTTCCACCAAGTCCATTCTGTTATAAGCCCACATAGGGCCGTGGTCCGTGGTCCGGGCTAAGTCAATCGCTCGCATGATTGGGTGGTTGCTTCGGAAAGTGACAAAGCCTTCGTCCTCCACGGCCTCTATGCTCTCTGTCAGATTCACACCAACGATTTTGCTGAACTCTTTCAGGTGTGT